CATGATATTAGTCTACCCACTCCTGTTATGGCCGGCGTCAGAACTCCGCAGAGACAGTTCAGCTCGTGTGTTCTTATTGAAACTGGTGATAGCCTTGACAGTATCAATGCTACTAGCGCAAGTGTTGTTAAGTATGTAAGTCAGAAAGCAGGAATTGGCATAGGCGGCGGAAGCATCCGTGCTATTGGTAGCCCAATACGCAAAGGCGATGCTTACCACACAGGCATTATTCCTTTCTATAAAATGTTCCAAGCAGCAACAAAGTCATGTAGCCAAGGTGGTGTGCGTGGCGGAGCAGCAACAATCTATTATCCAATTTGGCATTTGGAAGCAGAAGAAATGCTGGTGCTAAAGAACAATAAAGGCACAGAAGAAAACCGTGTGCGTCACATGGACTATGGTGTACAGTTTAACAAGCTAATGTACGAAAGATTGATCACAGGTGGAGACATTACTCTTTTCTCGCCTAATGATGTTCCGGGATTATACGAAGCATTCTTTGCAGACCAAGACAAGTTCCGTGAGCTATATGAAACAGCAGAACGCAACACAAAGCTACGTAAAAAAACAATTCCAGCAGCACAGTTGTTTGGTGCGTTTATGGAAGAGCGCAAGAACACAGGTCGTATCTATCTACAAAACGTTGATAACGCTAATGACCACGGTGCTTTCCTTCCTGAGGTTGCACCTATTCGCCAGTCAAACCTATGTGCTGAAATCGACTTGCCAACCAAGCCACTGAATGATTTAAATGATCCAGAAGGTGAGATATCATTGTGCACATTGAGTGCTATCAACTGGGGCAATGTGCGCACACCAGCAGACTTTGAAAAGGCATGTACACTGGCGGTGCGTGGGCTAGATGCACTGTTGAGCTATCAAGGCTATCCAATCCTTGCTGCGAGATTATCTACAGAAAAACGCCGTCCTATCGGTGTTGGTATCATTAACTTTGCATATTGGCTGGCCAAGCATGATCTTGATTATCAAAACATTGACAGTGAAGGACTGCAACTAGTTGATGAATATGCAGAAGCGTGGAGTTACTATCTAATCAAAGCCAGTGCAGACCTAGCAGCAGAGCAGGGTGCTATTCCAGGTGTAATGGAAACAAAATACGGACATGGTATTACACCTAACCAAACATACAAAAAAGATTTAGACGAACTGGTTCCACATCAAGAGCGTATGGACTGGGAAGGTTTACGAGCACAGTTGAAAGATACAGGTATTCGCAACAGCACATTGATGGCATTGATGCCCAGCGAAACAAGTGCGCAGATTGCCAACGCTACAAACGGCATTGAGCCACCACGTAGCCTTATCAGTATCAAACAATCCAAGCATGGTGTATTGAAACAGGTTGTACCAGAGTTCAAGAGACTGAAGAACAAATATGATTTGCTATGGGATCAACGTAGCCCAGAAGGTTATTTGAAAATCATGGCTGTGCTACAGAAATATATTGATCAAGGTATCAGCGTAAACACCAGCTACAATCCTGCTTTCTTTGAAGATGAAAAGATTCCAATGAGTGTTATGTTACAGCACATGTTGATGTTCTACAAATACGGCGGCAAGCAGTTGTATTACTTCAACACTCATGACGGACAAGGTGAACTAGATGTAAGCAAAATGGTCGGCGAAGTTGAAGAAACACCGTTGAACGGTGCGTCTGTTGAAGATGATGAATATTGCGAGAGCTGCGTAATTTAACTTGACTTCTTTGATAATTAATGTTACAACTATAAAAAAAGGATACACACATGAGCGTTTTTGATACTAAAAATCGTGCCGACCACACACAGGTTTTGGCATTCCTTGACCCAACTGGCGGTCCAACTATTCAGCGTTATGATACACTGAAATACAAAAGCTTTGACAGCTTGACAGACAAACAGTTAGGTTTCTTTTGGCGTCCTGAAGAAGTTGATATCTACAAAGATGCCAAAGACTTCAAAGGTTTGACAGAACACGAACAGCACATTTTTACTTCAAACTTGAAGCGTCAAATCCTATTGGATAGTGTACAAGGTAGAGCACCAGTAGAAGCATTTGGACCTGTAGTATCACTGCCTGAACTAGAAAACTGGATCCAAACATGGACATTCAGTGAAACAATTCACTCACGTAGTTACACACATATTATTCGCAACGTATACAGCAACCCAAGTAAAATCTTTGACGAAATGCTAAACATTGAAGAAATTGTGGATTGTGCAGGCGACATTTCCAAATACTATGATGAGCTGATCGAAATGTCAGGTTACTACAACTTGTTAGGTGAAGGTACACATACAGTAAATGGCAAAAAAGTCGTTGTGGACTTGTACGAACTTAAAAAGCGTATTTGGCTTACACTTATGAGCGTAAACATTCTAGAAGGTGTGCGTTTTTATGTTTCATTTGCTTGCAGCTGGGCATTTGCTGAACTGAAGAAAATGGAAGGCAATGCTAAGATTATCAAACTTATTGCTCGTGACGAAAACTTACACCTAGCAAGTACACAAATGTTGCTGAAGTTGTTGAAAAAAGACGACCCAGACTATGCAAAAATTGCAGAAGAAACACAACAGGATTGTATCCAAATGTTTGTAGATGCAGTAGATCAAGAAAAAGCATGGGCAGACTACTTGTTCAAAGATGGATCAATGATTGGTCTTAACTCGCAGTTGTTAGGTGAGTATGTGGAATACATTGCAGCCAAGCGTATGCAGAACGTGGATCTAAAAGGTCCATACACAAACACACGCAACAATCCGCTGCCATGGACACAGAAATGGATTAGTGGTGCTGATGTACAAGTGGCTCCACAAGAAACAGAAATCACATCATATGTATCAGGTGGTACAAAGCAGGATGTGAGCACAGACACATTTAAAGGATTTTCACTATGATACACATATGGGGTAAACCAGCATGTCCGTCATGCACCAAAGCAAAAGCACTATGCGAGCAGCGTGGCTACCAATTTGAATATTTAGAACTGGGCAAAGACTTCGAACGTGAACGTGTTTTAGAAGAATTTCCAGAAGCACGTACCTTTCCACAGATTGTTGTAGGAGGCGTCAAAGTAGGCGGCTACGAACAGTTCACAAAATACATAGAAGAAACAAACTACACAGGAACAGGACACAGCTTATAATGTTAATTCAAGCACCATATCAAAAAAACGATGCAGTGACATTTAGAACCACAGCAGGGGAAGAAGTTGTTGCACGTTTTGTAGAAGAAAATGACAAGAGTCTTACTGTTACCAAGCCCATGGCATTGGTAATGCAAGGTGGCGGCTTTGGACTGGGTCCTTGGTTGCTCACAGCTGATTCATCTCAGAATATTGCGGTAAATAAAAGTGCAATCCAGTTTGTAGTAAAGACTGAATCAAACATGGCAAAACAATATGTAGAAGCCACTAGTGGAATAACAATGGTGTAATGGCAGGTGTGAGTAGAAATAATGACACAGCAGGAGGTGACTTAATTCCTAGCCAGGCCACTGTGTTTGTTAACGGACAACTGGTTATTGTCAGCGGCGACGGTGTAGCAAGTCACGGTATTGGTGTTCACGGTGCTCAAACAATATCATCAGGAACACAAAGCACTGTGAGCATAAATGGTATTGATATTGTTGTTGTTGGAGACACCGCAGATGTTTGCGGTGAAGTTGCCACAGGCTCAGGTACAGTGTCAATAGGCTAATTGATAAATACTCTAAAGTAGGGTATTATCAACATGGCAATTACACTTAGAAGTATCAAAGGTAGCGAACTAACATTTGAAGAATTAGATGAAAACTTTTCATCTATCGCACCTCAAACCACAACAACAGGATCGTTACAACTTCCAGCAGGAGACTCGTCACAGAGAGATGATTCTCCAGTAAACGGTTATATTAGATACAACACCGGCAGAGGTGAAGTAGAAGCATACATTGAAGGTGTATGGGTTGGCTTGGCAACAGACGTTGAACAGGGCGAACTTAACCAAAATGCTTTTGCAGGTATTGCAGTACCAGGGCAGGGCACTATTGCAGCAGATAGCACCATTGACACCTTAACCATTGTAGGTGGCACTAACATTGATATTACCACAACACCTGCTACTGATACTCTTACTATCAATAATACCTTTGTGCAAGATTTTAGATACAGCCAACTTACAGGTGTTCCAACAGACGTAAGTACATTTACAAACGATGCTGGATATTTGCAAGACAGTGAATTTACCAGTGAAGGTATTATGCGCAGAGGCGCCGGCGGTAACATTTATAGTGTTATACCAGACAATACCAGCAACTGGAATCTTGCATACACATGGGGCGATCATGCACAGGCTGGTTACCTAACAACGGTTGCTATGGAAGACTTAACCAACGTTGCTCTTAACAGTGTTGCTAACGGTGAGGTTTTAATTTACAACAACGGCAGCTGGGTGAACACTGCACCACTCAAATTCAGTGACTTTACACTTACAGTGGCGCCAGACTTTCAAAATGGATATTTGTTTTACGATGAAAACACAGGTACATTTGAATATGCAGCAGCAGACCTAAGTTCATATCTAACCAGTGTTGCTGTTAATGATTTGACAGATGTAACTATCACAAATCCTGATACATTGGATATCATTTATTGGAATGGTTCTGGTTGGGTAAATGGCAGTGTAGCAGATGCAGGCGGTAGTATTCAGTACACAGATTTGAATGTGGTACAAAACACAGCAGCAGGCAATGGTAGCTTAACATATGATAATGCTGGTAGGTTCGAATACACTCCTCCAGATTTAAGTATCTATATAACAAGCGAAGCAAATGATCTTTCTAGCAATGTAACATGGGCAAATGTACCTGACGCATTTATTACACAAAGCAGTGTAACACAACACCAAGCAGCATTAAGCATTACTGAAAGTCAAATCAGTGATTTACAAAGTTATTTGACAGCAGTACCTGCAGAATATCTAACACAATCAGAAGGCGATGCTCGTTATTTGCAAAGTGTGCCAACAGAGTTCTTAACACAAACAGAAGGTGATGCACGTTATCTACAAACAGAAACAACTTACAGCACCAGTGTAGTTGACATCGGTGAGGATGTAATAATTAGACTTACAGGCAGTGATGCGAGCACAGATGATATCACATTGGTAGCAGGCAATAACATCACACTGACTCCAGCAGCAAGCAATATTACAATAGACTTTGCCGGGGCTATTGAAATTACAGGCAGCACTATATCTACAAATGATAGCAGCAGTATTACTTTCGCTCAGAATACTATTTTTGATGAAGACATAATTGCAATAGGACAGATAAAGGGCAAATTAGAAGACGGTATTGAAATTGGTACAAATGGTGTTGTGCTGAGAGAAAAATATTTTTCAGGATCTAGCACAAGAATTAATGCACATGATGCAGGTGGGTATGCAGCTCGGAAGGTTAGTGAAATTGTTGTTCGTATTAGTGATGAAAACGACCTGAAGAACAGCACAAACCCTTGGGATCGACTTCTAAGAAGTATGAATAGTAGGAATAGACTGTTCATAGATGCTAATAGCTACGCTACAGATGGTAGCACTTATTATTTTGGTATCCAAGGCATTACACAAGCCAATCCAGGTGTGGTTACAGCAAGAAACCACGGTAAATCAAACGGCGACCTAATAGAATTTACAGATCCAGGAGATATGGTAGAGTTGACTTCTTCCTATTATGTTTCTGTAATCGATGCAGATAGTTTTGCATTATATAGTGATAGCGGATTAACAACACCAATAGATACTACAACTTTCACACCATTTGGCAGTGACACAACATTTCCAATGGCACGAAACAGTGGCAGTAACCCATTAACACCAAGCGATGGTTTGATTTGGAATAAATTAGCATCAGATTATAATGCTGGTATTTATTCTTACACACCAGGTGTTTCCTTAGCTACACAAGAAAATTACGATATGTTAGCTGAATTACAATCTATTATTGATGCCAATTTTGACACTTACAAAGATGTTCTTCTTACATGGACAGACGGCAGCAACACATTTGTAGATCAGCCTTTGTTAGAACAAACA